GTCTAGTAAAACAGGTGAGCGATACCTTCCAGAAGCTGCGATCAAAAGTCTCAGCCCGTCTGAGTACGCTGCTACAACTCGTGCAAAGCGTGCTGGCAAAAAAGCCGGGAAGCAATTCGTAGCACAGCCAAAGACTATCGCAAAGAAAACAGCAGGGTTTAGATAATGGCAACCTCAGGCACCTCCGCATTTAACCTCGATTTGACGGAAATCGTGGAGGAAGCGTTCGAGCGCGTTGGCTCCGAGATGCGTACGGGCTACGACCTGCGTACAGCACGCCGTTCTTTGAATCTGATGTTTGCTGATTGGGCAAACCGGGGCATCAACATGTGGACCTTTGAGCAAGGCTCTCAGGTCCTGACTCCGGGCGTTGCAACATACGAGCTTCCGACCGACACGGTGGACTTGCTTGAGCACGTTATTCGCACAGGGGCTGGCAGCGCCTCAACTCAGGCGGACCTTACCATCACGCGCATCAGTGTTTCTACCTACGCCACGATCCCCAACAAACTGCAGCAAGCCCGCCCAATCCAGATTTGGATCGAGCGTTTAAACACCCCAAGATTCACGGTTTGGCCTGTACCCGATAACAGCCAGACCTACACGTTGGTGTACTGGCGCATGCGGCGCATCCAAGACGCAGGCAACGGCGTCAATACAATGGATATGCCCTTCCGGTTTATCCCTTGCATGGTGGCAGGCTTGGCCTACTACTTGGCGCTCAAAGTACCCGGCGGTGCTGAGCGCTTGCCTGTGTTGAAGCAGCAGTACGACGAGGCTTGGCAGTTGGCCAGCGATGAAGACCGCGAGAAAGCGTCGGTTCGGTTTGTGCCCCGTCAGATGTTCATTGGAAGCGGTACATAAATGGGAAACCGGTTTGCGTCCGGCAAGAACTCGATCGCCATGTGCGATCGTTGTGGCTTTCGCTTTAAGCTGACTGCGTTGCGCAAAGAAGTAATCAAGACCAAGTTGTACAACATAATGGTGTGCGACTCGTGCTGGGACCCGGATCAGCCGCAGTTGTTGCTGGGCATGTACCCGGTGGATGATCCACAAGCTGTGCGCAACCCGCGCAACGACACGACGTACGTTACAGCGGGGGTTAACACGGCGGGGTACACTACGGGCGGTTCTCGGGATATTCAATGGGGCTGGAACCCGGTTGGTGGGTCTCGGTTTTTTGACAACGAATTAACGCCAAATAACTTGGCTTTAGTCGTGGAAATTGGTACAGTTACAGTTCAAATAGGAGCCTGACATGAACATGGACAAAATGCAAGACAAAAAGATGATTAAATCTGCTGTCGGCAAGCACGAGAAAAATATGCACCCCGGCAAACCGCTTACAAAGCTCCGCGCTGGCGGTAAGACCAACAGCGATATGCTGAAGATGGGTCGTGGCTTGGCCAAAATTGCCAACCAAAAAGCAAAGGGTTAATCATGGCTACGTACCGCTCTCCCAAACCCGCTGCTACGCAAGCGGTGTTGCCCGATACGGACAACAAAAAGTACATGCGCGACATGAACGTCTCTGTGGGCACAAACCGCAGCAACGACTACAAGCCAACCAAGACTTCCGGCATTAAAATCCGTGGTACTGGCTGTGCGACCAAAGGCGTGATGGCCCGAGGCCCGATGGCGTAAGGTAGCGCATGAACTACACCCAGCTTAAAGCGGCGATCATCGCTTACACGGAGAATCAGGACACGTCGTTTGAGACGGAAGTGCCTGTCTTCGTGAAGCAGGCTGAGCAGCGCATTTTTAACTCGGTGCAGTTCCCCTCCCTGCGTAAGAACGTCACAGGCACAACAACGGCGAGTAACAAATATTTGCAGTGCCCGGTTGACTTCTTGGCTCCGTACTCCCTTGCTGTGATTGACGCCACGGGCGCTTACGAGTACCTATTGAACAAGGATGTAAACTTCATCCGGCAGGCGTACCCCACGCCGACATCAACCGGGTTGCCTAAGTATTACGCACTGTTTGGCCCACGATCGGATAATGAAACTGAGCTCACCTTCATTTTGGGGCCAACCCCCGCTGCGTCTTATGGAGTTGAACTCCACTACTTCTACTACCCTACGTCGATTGTTGACGCAGGTACTTCGTGGCTTGGTGACAATTTCGACTCTGTGCTTCTTTATGGTTCGCTGATCGAAGCGTACACGTACATGAAGGGTGAGCAGGACATGCTGACCTTGTACAACCAGAAGTTTATGGAGGCGCTTGCATTGGCTAAGCGTCTAGGCGACGGCTTGGAGCGTCAGGATGCCTACCGTTCTGGCCAATTCCGCCAGAACGTAACGTAAGGAAATTAAATGGCTATCGTAACAACGACCAAAGGCGACATGGATGAGGCTCTTCTTGAGAAAAAAGAAGGTACTTTTGAGAACGACGACGAGTTAACTACGTGGGTAGAGTACTGGTTGGAGGGGGCCTTGGTGCACCGTTCTGTACACGTCCATTTAAAGAAAGCGCTTGTTATGGGCGCATCCACCGCAGTTTTTGAATAAAGGAGCCTGACATGGCAAACACGCAAGCAATGTGCACCTCGTTTATGGGCGAGTTGTTGACCGGAACACACAACTTTACAACCGGCACTGGCGACTCGTTCAAAGCCGCGCTGTATCTGTCGTCTGCGACGATCAATGCCGGAACCACCGTTTACTCGGCTACTGGTGAAGTTTCGGGTTCGGGCTACACCGCTGGAGGCGTTGCGGTCACAAACGGGACTTCGCCGTTGAGCGCAAACACGTCCACAACTGCTGGCACGGCCTACTGGACCCCCTCTGCGGCGCTCGTATATACATCCGTTACCCTGACTTCCTCGTTCAACTGCGTGCTGATCTACAACACAAGCAAGGCGAACAAGGCGGTTAGCGTGCACACGTTTGGCGACCAGACAATCACGGCTGGAACTTTTACGCTGACCATGCCGACAAACAGCACAGCCACAGCGCTTTTGCGTCTGGCGACTACTTAACATGACCATCGCCCAAACCGCAACAACCAGCTTTAAGGTGGAACTGCCGCAAGGCGTCCATAACTTTGGCCCTACATCGCCTGACACGTTTAAGATAGCGCTGTACACAGCCGCTGCTACACTGGATGCGTCTACGGCCGTGTACACAACGACGGGCGAAGTTGTTGGGGCAGGCTACACAGCGGGCGGGAACACGCTGACCATCAATGTGACACCTGTTGCGGCCAACAACTCTGCCGGTGTTTCTACTGCCTACTGGTCTTTTGCCAACACGACGTGGGCAGGCGCTACTTTTACCGCCCGAGGGGCGTTGATTTACAATGCAACGGAAAACAACAAGTCAGTTGCGGTGTTGGATTTTGGGTCTGACAAGACTGTTAGCAACACCACATTTCAAATTGTTTTTCCAACTCCAGATGCCAACAGCGCTATTGTGCGCATTTCGTAAGGACCTACCATGACCACAGACCGCATCAATGCCGCCGATACGGTGGAAGCCGCCTGCATTTACAACACGCAGCCTGCTGACCAAATGAGTATTCAAGGCTCGTACCACGCTATTTGCTACGATGCTCAGGGTAACGTCAAGTGGGAAGACGGCATCAAGAACTTGGTGACAACTGTTGGTAAGAACCTGACGCTGGACACCATTCTTGGCAACTCCGCTGCTGGCGCTGTTGTTATGGGCCTCAAGGGTACGGGTTCGGCTAACGCGGCAGACACACAATCCTCCCACGCAGGCTGGTTGGAAGTTGGTTTGGCTAACGCCCCCACCTATTCCGGCAACCGCAAGACTCCAGTGTTCAGCGCTGCCTCTGCTGGAAGCAAGACCACATCTTCTGCTTCCAGCTTTTCGATCACATCGACCGGCACGGTGGCAGGTTGCTTTATCAACATTGGTGGCAGCGCAACAATTGACAACACCACAGGCACATTGTTTTCGGCTGGTGACTTCTCCAGCTCAAAATCTGTTGTATCTGGTGACTCAATCGCAGTGACGTACACCGCCACCCTGACCTAATCATGGCAACCGGATGGGGCATAGGCACTTGGGGTTCTAA